CGCGCAAGGTACGAAGCGGCAAATAACAGCTATTGCAAAGGCATGGTATTGACGCTGGCCAACGACCTTGTCGGCACCGGGCCGCAATTGCAACTGGTTACGCAGGATAAGGCGCTCAATTCTACGATTGAAAGAGAGTTCTCAAAGTGGTCAAAGCGAATAAAACTGGCTCAAAAGCTTCGCGTAATGCGTATGGCAAAGGCGATTGATGGCGAGACGTTCGCTGTAATGGCCATAAATAGGCGGCTCAATATACCGATTCAACTTGATATTAAACTGTATGAGGCTGAGCAAATATCGTCACCGATGGCGCTACTGGGTAATAATGAGGTTGACGGTATTGAATTTGACGAATATGGCAATCCATCGGCGTACTACATTCTGAAAAAGCACCCCGGCAGTATGTCGGTCAATGTTTTTGGCGGCGCTGATAAGTTGGCCGCCGAGCACGTTATGCACTGGTATCGCGTGGACCGGCCTGGCCAATCTCGTGGTGTTTGCGAAATAGCATCGTCGCTGCCGCTGTTTGCCCAGCTCCGGAGATATACGCTTGCCGTATTGAGTGCAGCAGAAACGGCGGCAGACTTTGCAGCGGTGCTCGAAACAATGTCACCGGCTGATACCGATGGGACACTCGTAACCCCGATGGATGTTATCGAACTCGAAAAGCGGATGATGACTGTGCTGCCGGAGGGTGGCAAGCTCAATCAAATCAAGGCCGAACAGCCTACAACCACTTATGCAGATTTCAAACGTCAGATATTGGGTGAGGTTGCCCGATGCGAGAATGTCCCGTTAAACGTCATTTTGGGTGATTCCTCTGACTACAACTACGCAAGCGGTCGGCTTGATTATCAGATGTACCGCAAGGCAATTGGCGTAGAGCAATCAGACCTTGAAGATACGGTTCTCGACCGTATTTTCGCGCGATGGCTTAACGAGGCGATTCTGATTAGTGATTATCTGCCGCTAAAGGCCCGGAACACCGAGGCAATTCGCTGGCAGTGGATGTGGGATGGCAACGAGCACGTAGATCCGCAGAAGGAAGCTCGGGCGCAGGATGTTCGCCTCAAAAATGGCTCGACAAATCTTGCAAAAGAATATTCCAAGTCCGGCAAAGACTGGGAGACCGAGACAAAACAGTGGACTGCCGAGATAAAACTTATAGCAAGTGAACTTGGCGTAACACCTGGCGAATATCTAAAAATAGCAGTTGCAAGCCCGCAGACTACAAACAAATCAAATGGAGATAGTCAAAATGACTAAAACCACAAAAGATAAAAACCAAATCAGCCCGGAACTCAAAGGTATCGCTGCCGATATGATAATTGAAGCGGTGGCATCCGGTGCGGATGGCAAACCAAAGAATCCGCGATTTGCAATGACCGCATACACCGGCAAACCGATGCGTTTATGGGGTTGGTACAATCCGGTGGTTATTGATTTAACCGGACTTACCATCCCAAGCCAATCGCGGCCAATACTATTAAATCACATCAACGACCCTGAGTACGTCATGGGTCAAACTGACAAAATAAAAGTCGAAAACGGCAATGTGATTGCCTCTGGTGAGATCATGGGTGTGTCCTCCAAGGCCAAAGAGGTGATTGAACTTGCCGCAAAAGGATTTAAGTGGCAGGCATCGATTGGTGCGGCTGCACAAAAGGTTGAATTTGTGCTCGAAGATAAAGAGGTCAAGGTCAATGGTGAGATGGTCAAGGGGCCGGTCAATGTCATTCGGGCATGTCGATTAGGTGAAATTTCATTCGTTGCGCTTGGTGCCGACGATAACACTTCCGCAAATATTGCGGCAGGTAATTTTTACGATAAGGAAAATATCATGGCAATAGAAACCAAAAAAGACGGGCAAGATACCGTGCAGGCTACAGGGCTGCCTGAGTCAAAGCCCGAAATTAAAATTGAGGCTTCGGTTGCAACCGCGGCCCCGGACATGTCCGCAGTCAATGCGGCCAACGCTGCCAACGAGCGACGACTCGGCGCGATACGCAAACTTTGTGGCGCAAATCATGAACTTTGCGCAAAAGCAATCGAGGAAGACTGGACTCCTGAAAAAACAGAACTGGAAGTCCTGCGAGCCTCGACGCCGAAAATAAGCGGCATCGTATCGCAGAGTAAAGAGTTCACACCAAGTGTAATCGAGGCGGTGGCGTGCCTGTCTGCCGGTGTGAGCGAGAAGCGTGTTCTTGCCAGTTTTGGCGAACAGGCCACAAATAATGCCGGTAAGTATCGCGGCATCGGGATACAGGAGTTGTTCCGCATGGCCGCGCGTGCAGAAGGCAGACCTGAGTTGCCCGCTTTCTCAGGCACAGGCGCAGATTTTATCAGGGCGGCATTTTCCACTCTGAGTTTGCCGAACATTCTGTCGAATGTCGCAAACAAAATCCTGCTTGAAGCCTATATGTCAGTCGAATCAAGCTGGCGCAGCGTCGCAAAGGTGTCGAGCGTCAATGACTTCAAAACTCACAGCCGTTATCGCCTTACCGAGAATATGAAGTTCGAGAAGGTCGGTGCGGATGGTGAATTGAAGCACGGAAAACTCGGAGAACAGGCATACACTGTAAAGGCCGACACATCGGGCATTATGTTCAGCCTTAACAGACAAGCCATAATCAACGATGATATGGGCGCGTTCGCCGACATTCCGAGAATGATTGGTATTGCCGCTGGTGATGCCGTTTCAGATGCGGTGTTTACGCTCCTGCTTGCAAATACAGGCAGCTTTTTCTCAGCGAGTCCAACCGGGTACAATGCCAACTACGCCGCGGGCTCAGGTACGGCGTTGTCATACGATGCTCTGCTTGCCGCAGACCTGTTATTCTTGAATCAGGTTAAGCCGAATGGTAAACCGCTCGGTGTGAATCCTTCGGTTCTTCTTGTCCCGAATGCGCTGAAGCGCGAGGGTTTGAGGCTGATGCAGAGTACAGTCCTTGCTGAGGGCGGTGGGAGCTCCAAGTCAAATGTTCCAACAACCAATGTAATGGCCGGGGCATATAATGTTGTGTCGAGTTCTTGGCTGGCCAACTCATCTCTGGCCGGATACAGCGCAAAGGCGTGGTATCTGTTTGCTGACCCTGTAAGGGCGGCAGCGATGGAAGTTGCGTTCTTGAACGGCGTCGAAACTCCGACAGTTGAACAGGCAGAAGCCGACTTCAACACGCTCGGAATCCAGTTCAGAGGTTTCCTTGATTTTGGCGTTGCGTTCCAAGACCCAAGAGCTGCAGTAAAGATGAAAGGTGAGGCATAGTAGTTCGCTAAAAGATATGTTACTGGCCTCTGGTTTATTCCGGAGGTCAGTTTTACCGTAAAGATAAAATAAAATGTTTGGAGAAATACAATGGCTCTTAATGATGTAAAATCAATTTTTCAAAGCGATGGTGCGAGTATCGACTATACGCCGAGTTCGGCAATGGTCGGCGGCGATGTTGTCATATTCGGTTCTGGTGCTACTGGTTTTGTCGGTATCACCAAGTCTGATATTGCCGCAAACGTCAAAGGCGCAGTTGCAATCGAAGGCGTTTTCAATATGGTTTGCGCAGAAGCGTTGGCAACGGTCGGCACGAAGGTCTATTTGACCTCCGGCGGCGTTGTCACTGCAACAGCATCAACTAATACCCCTCTTGGCAGGACCGTCGCAGCGTCCACAGACAGCGACACAAGAGTTCTGGTCGCAATTAACGTTCCGTAAATTTTTGGTTGTCCTTCCTCCGTAGGTACGGCTCGGTATGGCCGCCCTGTACCTGCGGGGGCTTATTTGGAGAAGTAGAATGTCAAACCTACTTGAAACTGGCTCAGATTACCTGCACACACAGCTTAAACAATTTGCTTCAAGCGAAGTTACATATTGCAGGGGCGAAGATAGCGTTGTTGTTTGTGCAGTTATTGGCAACACAAAGGTAGAGGTTGACGATGGTAGCGGGACAAAGGTTAAAACTGATATTGTCGATTTCATAATATCGGCGGCAGACTTAGTACGCAATGGCAACAGTATAGAACCCCAACACGGCGACAAAATTTACTTTGGCCGTTATGAATATGAAGTTTTATTTCTTGCTGGCGATGGCTGCTGGCGGTTCAGCGATGCGTTTGGAAAAACAATGAGAATCCACACCAAAAGAACCGGAGATTTATAATGTTAAAAATTTTCGCATTAGTCCCATTCATTATGACAGGAATAATTGGAACTCTTGACCCGACAACTAATTCTTTTGTTGAATATGGAGCTTTGGGTATTTGCGGTTTTTCAATGTTGATGTTGTTTCGGCAATTAAGCGACCAACGAGCATCACATAGGTCTGAAAGGGAAAGTCTTGTGTTGGCCTTACAGCAACAAAATGACAGTCATAGATTGGAACGTGAGGCTTTGATTTCGAATCTTAACGCCTCAAACGAGCGAGTTATTGCTATGTTAGAAAAAAGCATACGCACGGATGAAAAATTTACGCAGGCGATGAATGATAGACCTTGCCTTGTAAGAAAACCGGAATAGACCAATGTCAGTTAATACGATTCAAATATCGGATGCTCTTGTAGCGGCTCTTAACGGTGGCTCTTTTAGTAGTAAACAGTTTATTGCTAAACGGTCTGTGTTGCCGCTGTTTGAACTCAAAGACCTGTCCGATTTGCAGGTTACGGTAATTCCGAGAAACGTAGAAATAAGTATTCTCTCCCGTGATAAAAATCTGTATGAACACACGATTGACGTTGCCATACAGAAGAAGGTTGATAAGCCGATTGAAGTTGAGTTTGACAGTTTGGTTGCGTTTGTCTTTGAACTCGCCCAGGCAATTGGCGGGTATGACCTCAGAAGTTTCGGCGCGTTGTATTCAGGTATAGATATTAAGCCGCTTTATTCCCTTGATGATTTGGCCCAGGACGGCGTTTTTACCAGCGTGCTATCAGTCAAGTATAAGATGGCAGGGTAGGAATATAATGATTGATATTACAAACACAAAGCTGATTGAAGTAAAAAAACTTTTCTTTGACAAGACAAAAGTTGTCAAGGCCGTTAGTAAGGCTGCGCGGAAAACGCTTAACCATATCGGCGGTTTGATAAGACTAACAGCCAGAAGGTCGATTAGGCAGGCAGCAAACCACAACTCTGTTAGCAGGCCGGGCAAACCACCGCTTAGTCATACGGGGCTATTAAAGAGATTTATTATGTATGCGTATGACCCATCGAAGGAAACAGTTGTTGTCGGCCCGGTGTTATTGAGTGGTCGCAGGGGTAAAGATGCTCCCCATACGCTTGAATTTGGCGGTTCTGCAAAAGTGAATAGCCGCAGGTTCGGCGAGAGGCGAAATGTATTTATTAAAGCGAGGCCGTATATGTATCCGGCCCTCGAAAAAAATCAGCAGACTATCTGCAAGATATTTAAAAACAGCATATAGCTAAGGAGCTAAACAATGGCAGTAGAATTTATTTTAGGAATGAACGCGAAATTATACTATCACGCAACAGCAGGTACAGCGCTGACTGCAATGACGGCAATAGTTACAAACGTCAAAGATTTAACGCTTTCGCTCGAAGCTGGCGAGGCCGACATCACGACAAGGGCTAACAGTGGTTGGAAGGCTTCTGCTGCCACTTTGCGCGAGGCTACGATGGAGTTTGAAATGCTCTGGCTGCCGGAAGATGCCGGTTTCGCTGCGCTCAAAACGGCGTTTCTTACCAGCGTGACGCTTGCGATGTGTCCTCTGACCGGCGTAAAAACCACAGGCTCAAAATCTGAAGGTCTGTCTGGTGATTGGGCAATCACCGGATTTAGCAGAGCCGAGTCATTGACAGAAGGTATCACTGTCAAGGTTACGGCAAAGCTGTCGAAGTTTGCCGCTTGGGAAGTTTGCACATAATAAATTTGGAAGGAGTGATTTGTAATGAAGGCATTTACGGATAATGCTTCAAAGACCTGGTCGGTGTCAATGACAATCGACAGCGTCAAGCGAGTAAGGGATTTGCTTAGTGTTAATCTTGTCGAGCCGGAGGCGGGCGATCCACCTCTGCTCACAAGGCTTGGTACTGATGAGATTCTTTTATGTGATGTTGTTTACTGTCTTATCAAGCCTCAGGCCGACCAGCTTGGAGTAACAGATGCAGACTTTGGGCGTGCGCTTGGTGGCGATGCCATACTTGCGGCACAAACGGCCTTGTATGAGGAACTTGCCGATTTTTTCCAGAAGCGCGGGAGGTCGGACAGGGCGAAGGCTGTAACCGCGCAGAAGGAAATGATAGACCTTGCGATAGAGCGAGTGACGATGAAGCTGGCAGAAATGAACCCAAAAGCGGAACTCGACAAAATACTTGGCAGTTGATTTACCAGTTGGCAGGCGCGATAGGCATTGACCCTGCCAATCTCACGCTCAGGGAACTTCTTTGGATGTCCGAAGGCAGAGGTAAAGATGTATGGGCGAGGGCTTCTAATCTTATGGCCTTAATTGCTAATTGCAATCGTGACCCGAAAAAAAGTAAGGTGTTTAAGCCATCCGACTTTAACCCTTACCATATCGGAACAGCCAAAAAAGATGCGATTGTAATAACAACTGAAAACGTCGGCATAATGCGAGCGGCTTTTACCGGAGAAAAATAATATGGCAAATTCAGGTGCGATAAAAGCGGGAGCGGCTTACGTTGAAATTTTCTTGGACAAGAATCCGCTTGTTCGTGGATTAAGGTCTTGCGAGCGGTCGCTTACATCGTGGGGCAGGTCTGTTTCGGCACTTGGCCGAAAGGCTATGATGGCTGGCGCATCAATTATTGGAGCGCTGGCAGGTGCTTCTATTAAGGCCGCGGCGATGGGACACGACCTTGAGGAAATGTCTAAAAAGACAGGGGTTAGCGTAGAGGCTCTCAGCGGGCTTAGTTACGTTGCAAATCAGTCAGGCAGCAGTCTTGAAGGTCTTGGCAAAGGCTTTCGCTTTATGCAGAAAAATATTTTTGCGGCAGCAGGAGGCACGAAGGCGGCAGTAACCGCACTTGGTCAACTTGGCCTCACAGTTGAAGGCTTACAAAAACTCTCACCGGACGAACAGTTTAAGGAAATTGCCGGACGTATCGGTGCACTGGCAGACCCAACAGCAAGAGCGGCGCTGGCGATGAAGATTTTCGGTCGCTGTGGCACAGAGTTATTGCCGATGTTCGCTCGCGGCAAGGATGGCATAAATGCTATGATTGGCGAGGCGGAACGGCTTGGCCTGATTATGAGCAGCGAGGATGCTAAGGCTGCTGCTGAATTCTATGAAGAAACCAAAAAATTAACAGATGTTCTCAAAATGGGACTGTTCAGGATTGGCTCTGCAATCATTCCAATACTTAAAGACCTTGCCGAAAAATTCGTGCAGGTCATTAAAACGTGTTCTGATTGGGTCAAGGTTAATCGTGGTGTAGTTTCAATGGTCTTATATCTTGGTGCTGGCCTTGCGGTGGCAGGGGCGGCGTTAATGGTGTTTGGTGGAGCTTTAACATTCACAGGTAAAATGCTCTCAATTATTCTTGGTGCTTTCAGTATTCTCAAAACAGCGTTGATGTTCATACTTTCTCCGCTCGGCTTAATTGTAACGGCACTTGCGGCAGGCGTTGGCGCGTTTTTGTATTTCAGCGGGTATGGTGGCCAGTTACTTTCCTGGCTTGGTGAGCGGTTCAGGGAATTAAAAGAGGAGGCAACAAAGGCTTTTAATGGAATCAGCCAGGCACTTGCAAAGGGTGATATTGCTCTTGCGGCCCAAATTCTATGGCTCACTTTGAAGATGGAATTTCTCAAAGGCAAGCAGGCTCTTTTGGAGATATGGCTTTCGTTCAGGAATACATTTTTGGAATATTGGAATGGCATCGGATATTCGATGGTCTTGGTTTGGGATACTGCCGTTTATGGTATCAAGATTGCCTGGGCTGAAACGGTCGCTTTTTTGAAATCGACTTGGGTTAGTTTTAAAGGGGTTTATGGCAATGTTGTTGATTGGTGTACAAAAAAAATGATGGGGCTTTATATCTGGTGGCAGAAATTGATGAACCCAAATTTTGATGATGTTTCTGCTAATAAAATTGTCGAAGATTCATTGGCTCAGGACAAAAACAACAGGGACACACAGGCAGAAAAAGATTTGCAGGTAATCGAACAACAGCGGGCATCTTCACGCACATCAGCAAAGGCGAGTTATGATACTGATGTTAGTAATATCGCAAATGCTTATGCCAATGACATAGAAACAAACAATAAAGATGCCGAAGATAGGCTCAAAAAAAATGCTGCGGAATTGGAAAAGGCAAAAGGTTTGTGGCAGACATCTCTCGACAAGGCCGCAGAACCGGATTCGGCAGGCCAACCCAAAAGACCAAAAGTACCTTCGGTTGGTGATACAGTTGCGGCAACAGGTGGGGCTTCGGCACTCGGCACATTCAGCGCATCCGGCCTTTCAATGCTTGGTGCAGGCGGCGTAATGCAAAAGATTGCGGCAGCATCGCAGGCGACCGCTGACAATACGGAAGAAATAGCAGATAATACCAGCGATAGCGGCCAGGAGTTTGCACCGTGAGTATAACAGTTGAAGAAAAATATCTCGGTCGTCAGCTTGTAGTTGAACCGGAGGCCGGAAGCGCAACGGTTGAATACCTCATACAAGGGACGGATGATGATGCTGCGGCAAGTGCGGCTCTTTTGGAAACCGCTCCTGCTTATTGGAATAACCTGCCAAGAACATCGATTGATATTAAACAAGTGTCTAACACCATTTGGGATGGCGTTGCGAATTATGGCTACAAGGCGAAGCAGCCCAATGACGACTCAAATTATTCTTTTGAAACTGGTGGCGGCACTCAGCACATCACTCAAAGTCTTTCAACCATCCAGAGGTACGCTCCATCCGGCAAGACCGCGCCGGACTTTAAAGGTGCAATATGCGTTGATAACAATAGCGTAAACGGCTGCGATATTGTAGTGCCGGTCTATACCTGGACAGATGTTTATATTTTAGACAACACATTAGTCACAGACAGTTATAAAACCATACTTAAAAACCTTACAGGTAAAGTAAACAATGCAACGTGGAAGGGAAACGCTGCAGGTGAAGTTTTGTTTATGGGCGCATCGGGTTCAAAGCGTGGCAACTATGGCGATTGGGAAATTGCCTTTAAGTTTGCAGCGAGTCCGAATGTTACAGGTAAAACTATTGGCGACATAACAGGTATTGCTAAAAAGGGCTGGGAGTACCTTTGGATAAGGTATGAAGATGCTGACGATACCGGAGCAAAGGTTTTGATTAAAAAGCCCTCATCGGTTCACATCGAACAGGTTTATGAAACTGGTGCGTTCAGCGGTCTTGGAATATAAAAAATGGGCGATACTTTCAAAAGAGTTCAGGCAGGCCAGAAGTTAGCCGTTTCGGCAAGGGCGTACAATGCGATGCTCGAAACGACAGAAGCCTACCAGCGAAGCAGACTCAACGGCGGGGCTGGTGTTGCGGCTGAAGGGCAAGCACAGCTTGTCCTCGTAAAAAACTCATCTGGCTCGGATACTTTACAATTTGATGTTCTTGGGGTGTCGGGCGTTCTTTTTAGTCCGGCTGATTCCGATGCACTTAAACAATTTAAGAAGGCGGTTACATTAACCGGCGAAATGCCATCCACAGCTTCACACGAATGCGGACGCTTTGTTATTTGCGCAGAATCCATACCAAACGGCTCAATTGGCAAGGCGTATGCTCACGGAGTTTGTCAGGTCAAGATAAATGTTATTTCTGAGGCTGATAACTTCGCTGATGTAAAGGATGGCGACCACACTCTTTTGGATAGTTCTGGAAGCGGGGCGGTTTCGATACTTTGGAAGGAGTCGGGTACAGGTACAAAATGGGCAGTTGTTAGGTTCGGAGCGTCAGGCGGAACAATTAGGTGTGCGATATGCAAGGAAGATGCACCGAGCGGCAATGTGATTCGTTGCAACCTGCGAAGTGCATCAACCGGCCTTGAAATAACTACCGGCATAAATGGCACAGATTATAATATAGAAGTCCATTGTAATATCAGCGGTGGAGATAATTTAAATAGTTGCATACGAAGTCTTTCAAGTGGCGATGAATTAAATGTGTGCCAGCTTGTTTATGATAATTCTGGAACGCCGACAAAATACTGGGTAGCGATTGAAGGGTTCCAAACAAGAATTAACTGTGCTTGCACCCCTACATAGGAATAATTATGCCACCTGTATTATTTGACCCTGTTTCAAAAAAAGTTATCTGGGATGACACAGAAAAAAAAGTGCAGGCATTGTCTATTTACGGTGATGATTGCTGCTGTTTTATGGACCCATCTTTAGATTATGACCCTGAAAAAACTTATGCTAAAGATGAATATGCTTATGGTGATAATTTTCTTATACCCGGTCCATACGGATTAGGCCCAGAAGTAACGTACCAATCTTTACAAGATAACAATACAGGACATCTACCGCTTTCGTGCGGTGGGGATTGGCAAAATAATCATGATTATGTCATTGGTGACTATTTAAGAGAATATCCATATCATTGTTGGGAAAACAAATTATATCGTTGCATAGCCCCTTTTAATTCTGGCACAAATGATTACAGCAAATATCTATCAAATGGAACATATTGGGTTGAAGAAACTGGATGGTGGGCTGCGGTTTCTTTTGTCAGGGCTTGCGGAAATGAAAACTGGAACGCTTATCCGCCGTTTGGTGGGGTTGGAAAAAGTCCAAAATACTTAAAAGTAACATTTTCAGGTGTATCTACAAATCCGGCTGGACAATGTTTAAATGAAAGCGAGGAATCGGACTGTGAAACGAACAGAACTAAGTTTAATCCTAATCAGTCTTTTATTTTAATTGGTGGTAATTGCACTTGGTCTTGTGCCGGTTCTGTTTATCCGAAATGGCAAATCATAGTCTTTTTGGGAAGAGAAATATTCCTTACATTACATAATACAGAAGCCGAGGAAGGAGATTATTGTCAATATTTTATCGCAAACAGTGATTGGGTGTGTTCGGATGGTCGAAATGGGTGGGGAATGGGGGGAGAAGGGGAAAATAGTGGCGAGTGGATTAGCACCACAACATACAACCCTTCTCCGCCTTATGGTTATACAGAAGGAGATAGAGTAACACGCAATGGTGTAGCATATCGCAACATCCAAGAAAATAATCAAGGACACGACCCAGCATCCTCTCCTTCTTGGTGGTCTACTGATTTGCAATCAAACTTATTTAAAGTTAATACTATAGTTCAATCGGCTCATTCCTCAAATATTTATCGATGTAAACAAGACCATACTTCCTCTCCTTTTAATGAACCGGAAGTTGGAGCAAACTGGGAAAGTTATTGGGAATTAGAAAAGTGTTTTAATATGATTACGAAACCCACAAGAAACGTATGTAATACCAGTTGTGTTGGTCGTAATGGTGGAGAAAATACTCTTGTTGCGATAGATGGCACTGTTACTATGGAATTTTTAACTACTCTGCCAAATGTAACTTTGGGAATTGCTACCGCGCCAGACCCCACAGACGAGGCGACCAATAAGGCTGCAAACACGCAATTAAATTGGACTCCGGGGATAAACGCTACATATCAGAATATATATTTTGGCACTACAAATCCGCCGCCTCTTGTTGCCCGCGTTTTGGGCGATGTTGGAACTTATAATCCCGGCACGTTGGCTTACAGCACGCCGTATTATTGGCGAATAGATTCTGGCATAGATAGTTGCGCTATCGGGACTAAGGAAGTCGAGGGTGAAGTTTGGACGTTTACTACTATGGCCGAACCGAATACCACTCCGCCGACTCCCAATCCTATGACGTGGAATACTACTCCGCATAAAGACGGCTCAAATCACCATATGATTGCTTCGGTAGCAACTGACGCTGATAATCCACCAGTGGAATATTCTTTTGAAGGCTCAGGCGGTGGAGTAAGCAGTGGTTGGATTTCAAGTAATAATTATTCGGTTGCTGGCGGAGCTTATGGAGCGTATAGGGTTCGAGCAAGAGATGCATTGGGTAATATGACAGGCTATTCTCCGAAATACGGAACTGATGGCTACCCTGTGCCATAAGGAAATATATAAATGGGATGCTGCGGAAAAATAGAGAGTGTTATTCAAAACAGTCGCAAGATATATAGTATCGCCAAAGGCAACATCGGTTTTTTCGTAGAAGAACAATTTGATATTCCGATTTTTAAATGCGAGCAGGCAGATAAAAAATTGACAATTTGTTTGCGATGCGACAAAAGGACGTGGCTTACAAAAGAAACCTATTTTGCTT